AAGAAATACTCTGCAGACACAGAGAACTGGGAGTTCGCACCGCAAGGTGTGAAGATTGCCTACCTCGCTGATACTTTCAGTGATGGTAAGCGAATCATGCTAGCAATGACAGGTAAAGCGGGAGCCTCATGTCCCGAACAACTCAAGCGCATCCCACTCATCTCCGAAAAGGGTGGAGCCTGTGCGGTATGCCGTCTATGTATAGATGGTAAGTCCGACATTCGATTCAGTATCTCAAAGAGATAGGAGCAAACATGGAACCATCATTTCGAATAACACAAGTAGAGTTTCTACTTAAGCAATACTCAGAAGCAATGCATCGCAGTGGCATGGATGACCTCGCTGTCTGGCAAGCCTTGACTACGTATTACGAACGACCAGAAGAGTGGGATATCGAGTGGACATCCACGAAAGAGGAAGCATTCGACCGCATGGTCAAGGAGAACTGGTATGTAAACATGGGCGATGAATACTATGGCATCGACTATGAAACCACCGATGAACTAGTGCTTGACTACCTCAAGAAAAACCAACTCGTCAAAGACATCAATGAGATTGATGAACCAGACGAGAGCAACGACTAGGCACATACGTGTTCTTTATAGCACATCTTTAGATGTGCTTTGATAGATATGGCAAGACCCCAACTAACGAAAGGAGCAACACAATGGAAACAATCACAGCAACAGAGTCACCCAAAGTATTGGTTGACGAAATCAAGCAACAGATAACAACACTCGAAGCACAGGTCAACACACTCCGCGACACTCTCACCAGAGAGCGAGCTAAGGTGAACGACCTTTACACAACCATCAATGCAGACATCGTCAACAACGAATGGACTGGCGATTCCAAGATAACACTTACCGAGGTAAGTGAATACCTTGAGCAAGCGTTTGGCAATGCACTCACATTCCAGACCGAGTATGCAGCGACAGTTGAGTTCAAGGTCAGAGCAGTAGTTAAGTTCTGGGCTGAAGGTATAGATGATGCTCGTGAAATTGCGAACAGTATCGAACTCAGTGTTGATGATGACGACGTGGAATACGAAGGCGATGCCGACGTAAGCGAAGTCTATGTTGATGAAACCAACGTCCAATCCGTCCGAGAAGAATAGAAAGGAAACACATGACAACCGACACAATCAAGAGCACCCCCAAAGTGGGGGACACATGCGCTAATGGCGCAATCATCCTCGATGTCAAGCCGACAGTAGGAGATGGGTGGATAGTGCTCTGCCTATGGGCAAACGAACGCCGTCAACCTGTAGTCCATCCCTACGTAACATGGTTCGCCTTCTGGTCACAGACTGGCGAGCTTGCCTGTTCAATGGGTCATTACCATGACCAACTCACCCAAGCGATTGTTGACTTCGCTGGTCGTTCGTGAGATAATACTTCCCATACAACCAACCAACTAACGAAAGGAAACACATGACAACAACACGCAGAATGTCAGCAAATATTGCTGGCTCCGCAGTAACCGCTACATCCGCACAGGATGCAGCACAACAGGCTGGTCTTGACTGGCACGTATCACTGGCTGAACTAGAAGCACTAGCAGTCAATGATGATGGAGTCAGTAGACTCAAAGTTCCAGACAGATTCGCCACTGTCCGCACTGATAAGGATGGTGTGCAGTCAGCGCTTGGCACTGTCGGCACACGATACAAGGTGTTCCAGAATGGAGAGATGTTCTCCGCACTGGATGCACTGGTTGATTCAGGCGAGGCAAGGTATGCCAACGCAGGTGAACTGCGTGGCGGTGCTCAAGTCTGGATGCTCTTGGAATTACCAAGAGAGGTCAAGATTGCTAACGACCCACACGCTGCATACCTACTAGCTCGAACATCACACGATGGTTCATGCTCACTAGGTGTAACGCCACTAGTCAATCGACTCTTCTGCTCCAACCAAATCAGTGGCATCTTCCGTAAGGACTGCAAGTATTCCTTGCACCACACGACCAATGCCAAACTGCAGGTAGAGCAGATGCGGACGATGCTCAACGTAATCTATACTGGTATCGAATCATACGAAACCATCGCTGATAAGTTACTCAACGAACCAGTCAATGACTATCAAGTAGAGGGAATCTTCCGCAGAATGTGGACGCTACCATCTACCATCGAGCAGACTCCGTATAACAAACTCACTACTGGTGAGCGTCGAACATACAACAGGGTGATGGACTCACGTCAAACTGCGTTCAACATCTACGCTAACTCAACCACACAGGAGAACATCCGAGGAACTAAGTTCGGTGCGTTCCAAGCAATCGTTGAGTATCTCGACTGGAACTCACACAAGTCCGAGGCTACCCGTGCAGAGCGAGTAATCTCAGGCAAGTATGACAAGCTCAAGAGCAAAGCTCTTGATGTAGTCCAACTAATAGGAAGGTAACACATGACTAACCCATTACAGAAATACCTAGACGAGTTAAACAAGCCGTATGTCCAACCGCCACTCACTCCAAGGGTGGCGCAATACATACTCAAAGCGCTTGACTACCTACATATATACTCGGTCGACAAGAAGACACCTGCTCTTATAGAGCAGCCACTTCATGACGATACCGAGGCACTGATTACAGATGTAATCTTGTATGCCCCAGAGGAGGACGAAGATGGGGAAACTAAGGAATAAGAACACACTTGATACTAAGACTGCCACGCTTAAGGTTGTTCCCAAAGCAGGGTGGTCTTGGTATTGTGCATACCACGACACTGCTGGCTCAGGCGATGACATGGACGAAGTCCAGTTCATGGCAGGAGCACACATCCACTATCATCAGATAGATGGAGATGTCTGCGAACTTAACTATCGTGAACACAATGAAAGGAAGGAAGCATGACCATACACTTAGCAAGCGTCATTCTTATCTGCGCTTATTGCAATGCAGAGATTGAGCGACGGACTGAAAGTGAAGCACGTGAGGGACTGGCTGAACACCATACTTATGTGCAATGTATGAAAGGGTATTGATGTCACGACCACGCCCGACTGAAATCAAGTTGGTTGCCAACTTGCTTGACCCTGACAATACTAACTCCGAAAGTGCTACGGAATTAGCGGAGGAAATCATCGAGGCTCTGGATGTATCCAGAGGCAAGCGTGATTCTTACGTGCTCGTAGCACAGCTAGCGCAGTGGGCTCCAGTCCAAGCGTGGGGTGACTTCAATACCAAACTCCAAGCACAGAAGTTCGCATCACACCTTGCCTCCCCTGATGGGGGAGGTAAGGCAGTGGTCTGTCGCTTGGAACTACCAGAAAAATTTTTGGAAAGGATTGGAGGTAAGTAATGCTCATGACATTGTTAGCGCTAGTCCTTGGCGTAGCCATCGGCTACCATCGAGGCAAGCGTGATGGCGAAGCTGACATGTATCAGCTATGTAGTAATGCAGATGAAGTAAGACGAAAGTTCTTCTCAGAACTTTCGAGAAAGTAAACAACTAAAGGCGGAGGGTTTATCCCTCCGCCTTTTTTTCATTACGCGCCTGCGCCTGTATGCTGTTCAACATCGTAGCCCAATACAATTTATAGAACTCTTCATCAAATGCAAACCTCTTCATATGTTTAACTGTTGCACCAGTATGAACATGCAATGGAATCCCAGCCTCTTTCATCTTCATGAAGAACTGGATGTCCTCACCAATAAACGTATCCTTCTCAGCGTTGGCATCGTCCATTGATTCGATAAAGAATGAGATGTCACCATGGAACTCACGCATCTTGTCAGCCACTGACCGATGCATAAGTAAGAATCCAAACCCAGCGTAATCAACCTTGAGCAACTGGTTGAATGGCAGAGGGTGGACGTAAGACATTAGATACTTGTCGCCTTCATGTGCCATGAATACTGCAGGGTATGGCTGCATGATTGGACTCTCCATCTGCTTGGAGATGAAGTAGGTTCCGCTAACGACAGGTCGCTCAACCTTGTGAGCAGACTTCCATACCAATTGCAAAGCCTCGTTCGTAAGAACGATATCGCTATCAACCCAGAGCAACCAATCAAAGTTAGTCTTCTTATGCCAGACATCAAATGCAGTCTGACGTTGTCTACCTATCTGATTACCTTGCACACGTTGTGCGCTAGTGATAGGTAACCCTGCAGTTAGAAGGGTGTAGACAACACCTTCCATGAACTTGCCATCGACTGTTCCGTTGTCGCACCAGCAAACCATTATCTGGTCATTCGATGGGCTATTGACAGCCTTCACTTGTTCCACCCGCTTGGAGGGATTGCCTGACTTACCCACGCTTTTTCTTTTTTCTTGCTGCTGCTGCGTTGTCTACTAGGTTTGGATATGGTCTACCTGCTGCCTTGGCACGAGCTCTCGCTGCTGCCTTCTGCTCAGGTGTAAGTGGCGTTGACTTCTTCTTAGGATTAGTTGTCTTCCAAAAAGGTTTCTTCTTCATTAGTATGGCGTAGCCCCTCCGAGATATTCAGATATATCTCTTAGTCCTTTGTTTATTATTTGTTCTACTCTTTGTGGGGATATGTCCCACTCTTTGGCTATCTCCGCAAGAGATAGGTCAGACGAGTATTTAGAATTGAGAATGCTATGCGTTCTCAAATCCAACTTCTTCATAGCCCTGTCTACATCAGACAGCATAGCCAGCAAGTTGTTCCCTTCACTTGCCTGCCTCTTAGCCCTGACTCCATGTATGTCTGGGTCCATCACTTGGTTAGTTAGTTGTGCATCTTCGGAACCAAGAACTTTGATAAGGGTTTCAATCATAACCAAACGGTAGAAGTATTCATCGCCTAGTTCATACCCAAGCGCACGAGCTTTCTCTTTGCGAGCGTACCGCTCGCCTGCTCTACGCATGAAGGTGGAGAAAGCTTTGTATCCCATCTTCCGTTCGACTTCATCATCTCGTAAAAGATACTCAGATACTTTATCTTTTCTTTTCCAAGCGTATTCATTCATTGCTTGTTTGATATCTTCGAACTCGGCAAACCTGTGATACTTCTTTGATAAGCCCCAAGCAATGGAGCTTGTTATCTCATTAACGATTTCCCAAATGGCATCGTCACGTTTGATATCAACCATGTGACTTCACCAAATACTCTACAGACTTAAGCAGTAAGTCTGGGTTATCTTCCATAAGACCTAGCGCACGGTTGTGATTAGAGCAGAGCAAGCCACGCACCTTGCCAGTCTTATGGTCGTGGTCTATATCAAGAGCTCTCTTACCTTCAGGTAGTTTGCCACAGATATAACAGCCACCATTTTGAGAAGCAAGCATCTGTTCGTATTGTTCAACGCTGATTCCGTACATACGGATGCGAGAGATACGCGCTTCTTCGTAAGTTTTATTTCTGTTTCTCGGCATACTTAGCCCACACTCCGCGCTGTACCATTAGTGCGATGATTGCATAGTTCGCCAAGTCAACGAATGAATCTTCTAAAGATTCATTGTTCGGTGTAACCTTTTTATATATCAGGTTCTTTAACCGTTCCAACTTGTCGGACATACGTACCATCAGCCCATTGGTTGCGCCACCTGGCGCATGCCAGATGTTGTATGGACCATAGTCGATTTGTTTCTTAACCAGAATAGCTAAGAGCTCATCATAAATTTTTTGTGCATCCTCTTCGAACTGGAGGATGGTTGTTTCTTCTGACACGGAGCCCCTATTCATCTAATGCGCTAATCAATTTAGTTAACGCTTGAGCTCCTTGGTCTGTAATTATACTATTGATATCGCTACCAGGCGGTAGCGACACGCGGATAGCTTGAGGTATTGCGTCTTGTAATCTACGGGCTAGTTCCTGCCCTGGGTTGGTTCCATCTTCCTTAACATCGTTATCAGTTGCTATAACAACGCGACCAATCCCGTCAAAACAACGGCTAAAATAAGGCTTCCAAGCATTAACACCAGCCACAGCGACAGCAGGATGCCCAGCAAGAGTAGAACTAATCGCATCAATCTCTCCCTCTACTATTAGAACTTCATGTACAGCATGAAGGATAGCACTGACATTGTATAGGTGGTGCTTCTGACCAGTAGGTATCATGTACTTAGGGTCGCCATCATCTATACGGCGGAACTTAAACCCGACCACACCAGCCTCGGTTATGTATGGGATAGAGAGGTGGTGCTTGAGTCTGTCCTCATGACCAGGGGCTGGGTCAATAACATAGCCAAGCATAAACTTCTCAGCTCCACCTAGAATCCCACGCTTAACTAGGTATGCCTCAGCAGGAGAACCAATTAAATTTTTATGATAAGTCTGGGCAGCCTTAGTCCAAAGGTCTATAAGTTTCTGATTAGGTTTCACTTCTTCTCCTGCCTATGCACAACAAATGGAGGCGCAGTATACACATCATTCTTAGCTGCAATCTGCATTGCTTTCTTCCAGTTAGCACCAGAAGCGACAGCACCTATGGCATAGGATGACCCAGACCCTAAGCCATAGATACCATCATCGCGTAGGAAGACTGAGTACGTATCATCTATCTCGTAGATGGTTCCGTTCACAGCCATTAAAAAAAGAAATTCATATTCATCTGCCTTCTCATCATGAACGAATCCGTTATCACGTAAACATTCACGCATACTTGGTATGACAGTTGTAATCATAAAGTGGTAAACATCTTTGACGTTGGCTGGTATAGCAGGTGGCTTCCATATATGTTGGACGATATCGCATGGCTGAGTAGTACCAGCACCAGCGATAAGGAACTTGCCACGTTTAGTAATCTTAGTTGTAATCGGATGTGAGTATGGTCTACCTTTTTCGGTAGTGGTTCTACTATCCACTGCAATAATGCAGCCATCATGTTCTTGTATACCAAGGATAGTTGTCAACGTAATGCTCTCAATCTAGGTGGAGTCCAACGACTGCTGGACTTACGTCCACGCTTCGGAGCTGCGCTCTTCGACTCCTTGCCTATGTTCTTCTCTGCCCATTTACGAGCATCTGAGTATGTTAAGTTTTCACGAGCCATGACAATCTGTATACCAGCGCCACGTCCGCTGCATGCATAACATACCCAGACACCCTTCTCCGAATTAACCGAGGCGGACTTATGTGAGTCATCATGTACAGGACAATAGATGGACTTGTCCCCACCTAGTGGTAGGTCCAATCCGTAATGACGAAAGACTGCCTCAAGGAATTCGGGTTGGTTCATTTGTTAATACCAATTCCTTTCCTGGTGGAACCTGTACGCCCCGCACCAAGTTTCATAACGATGTAGCACATACTTGTGTGCTTCTTCTGTCTGTTTGAGTAATGACCAGTCGGGTTTTCCCCACAGTAACTGCCATACTCCACGTGCTCCGCTCGACTTGTTGAGCGAGTCTACGTTGTATCGGCTCTCCTTGTACGCAATCTTCAGCGCACACTGAACCTCTTTCGTATCGGTTGTGACCTGCAGTAACGTCAGCTTCACACGTTCCCTCTTGTCGGTGATTACCGACAATTGTTTCTCGTATGTTATTAGTGGCGTTAGCGCCGAACTCGGTGATACCAATTGTATCAAGGAGAACAGCAAGGTCGTTATTGCTAACCGCATAGTTACCTCTTTTCATTTTATGGAGCTCTGTCACAGCTTCACTGATGTCCATTGTAACCTGCCTGTTTAAGCAGATTCACCCAGAGTTCCGCAGGCATTACTGCATACGACTCTGAGATATTAGATGTGCCACGCTTTTTAATTAGCACAACTCCTGTTTCTGCATCCGCATGTGTCATCTCATCTTGTAGTTCTCTGAGATAGCCAGGGATATCTATTCGTTTTTCATTCTTACATTCTATTACAACACCATCGATGCCGTCTATATCACCGACATCATCATGCCGACCCGCACCATAAGCTCGCTCAGCACACGGATAGCCCATACTGATAAGCCACTTGACTACATCACGTTCGTATTGTGAGCCTTTGCGTTTGGATGGCGTTGACATTTACCACTCGATGCTAAACCAAAAGATAGCCAAGTCTATATTGAAACTAAATCTATCTATACTTATGCCGACTGCAAACCTACCAACACTATAACCTACACTTACTGCGCCTAGTTGTGCTGACCAAAATCTTTTCATACGTAGTCCTTTACTAGTATCTCTTCGAGTATTATATTTTTTTTCCTACGGATTGATTTTCTTTCTACTGGGGTTGTGCCTCCCCACATTCCATGTTTCTCATGGCGTATTGCCCATTCAAGACATTGAATCTTAACCACGCACCCTTCACATATCTTGCGAGCAAAGCTATATATGTCGACTCCGCTTCCCTTATCTTCTGGGAAAAAAAATTCGACACCTACTTCTCTACATAACCCCTTGGTTAAGTCTGGTAATTGCATTGAGTAATTCCTCAATCCTATTCAAATCGTTGGCATCCATTACCAACCGAGTGCCGTAACCATAATCATATAGACTATGTTTGGCAAGGAATTCTTCTCGTGTTATCCATCCTTTTATATCAAAATAACTTTCGACATGAGGCAATTGTTTATCGCCAAAGAACTGGACGAGAACCGCGATGTCAGATACAAATAGTTCTGACGAATTAAATATCAGTGTGGCTAAGGTAGAAGTCTTAACCTGTATAGTCTTTCCCAATACAGTAAAGAGGTCGTGTCCGTTATCGCCAGATGGCGAAATCGTTTCGTCCAATGGACACCCAAGTATTCGAGCACATGCCACTTCACCCAAGCGCCCCATAAGATTAACCGAATACGACGAATTATTCTTATCAAACTTTTTATCCACCACCTGAAATTGTTTTTTATTTTCTCTTACCCTGTGGACAAACCGCAAGGCATCCATTGTTTCATCTTCAGTTAGATGAACAATCATTTCCACTGACCTAAAGTTCGTGCTCTAAATAAATCAGCAGATGAGTTATAGAGAATCATCTTGCTAGCTTCAGCTGCAAGCGTGAGATACTCTTCAGCGTTAGGGTCTGCTTTGCCATGGCGGTTCTTTACTACTGCAATCCGATAGGTATTAGCAGTGCTATCCAGCGCCACAGATAAGACCAGTTCTGGTAGGGCAGCAACCTTGCCCATCAGAGCCTTACGTGGCGCTGGGTAGTTTGGCTTAGACATCTTCTCGTTCTCCGACACGTGGTGAAGAACGATGAAGGCAGTTTCATATTCACGAGCCATGTAATGAAAGGCGGACATAGCGTCGCGTAACGCTGTCCATTCATTGTCGCTGGCTGCAGCGACGTTCATAAGATTATCTACATAGACTGCCGTAGGTGCAGAACCGTGCAGTTCAATCCAAGCTTCAACTTCTTCCTCGATATCTTGTAACGAGGGAGCTGGGTCGAATGCGAATCGAACATGTCCTGCACCTTCAGCTAAGGCATCCTCTAATAGAACGCTTGCCTCGGTATCCATTATTCTCTCAACGTCAGATACTTCTCTGTTCATAATGATTGCACCTGCACGAGTTGCTATTGTTCTTGAATCAGAGTCGGCTGAGATATATAAAGCTGGAACCTTAGAGGCTATTGCATACCACAATGCAAGTAGAGTCTTACCGCCACCAGGCTGTCCTGCTATTAGATGCAGTTGTGCCTGTCGAAAGGATACTTGATTAGCAGTAAGAAGGGGGAGCACCTCTGGTAATTGCTTACCAGCAGGTGACTCCACACCCACTACTTGCAGTAGTGAACGCATTGTTAACCTTTAGTCCAAATGGTTTCTGCTTCAGCAGCACCTGGCTGGAACGGCTTCGGTCCCTTGGCTGGGTCAAACCAACCAACGTAAGCCTTGCCTGCCTTTGATATGCCCTTCTTCTTAGCATACTTGCCACGACCATCTGGTAGGTCTGGAGCATCTGGATGTCCATATGTCCACTCGTTGCCGTATTTATCTTTTACGACTTCGATTGATTGTGCTACAGATGTTGGATTTAATCCAGCATCTTGTAGTGCAGTGATTGCTTTATCCATACTGGATTGACCAGTGCGACTTAGCAATTGCATTTGCAAGTCACTCGCTGTTGCGATTGCTTGCGATGCGTGTTGGAGATTGGCAATGAACTCAGCGACAGAGTTACCTCGGACGGTAAACAAGTCCTGTCCATTGAGCTTGCCAGTATATGAGAACGTAGATTCAGTCATCTACTTTCCTTCCTTTCCCCTTGTAGGTATTTGTAGAGGGAAATCTTTTGAGCCCATGGCTGGGCATTTATCTTGGAATGAACACATCTTACAGTTTTCTCCAACCGATGGTGGGAACCACCCTTGTAAAACCGAATGATTCATTGAGCTAAATACATAATCAAAGTAATCCATACTTAAATGCGATAGGTCAAATAGGTCATCAAGCTTGCCTTGCCTAGTCATAAAGAAGGCTCCCCACTTGGGGCGAATACCAAACATACGTTCTACACCGCTGGCATACAAGCCAGCCTGAATCATACCGAACGGTGTCCTAGCACCTGTCTTGAAATCTACGATAACCAAGTCTTCCCCTACTTGATATATCACATCAATGACGAAGCGTACAGGTGTGCCTCCGAAAAACACACTTGCATCCCATTCAATGCCAGGACGACCGTCAGGCAGCGTAGCAATTTGCCAACCAGATTGTGCGTACCAAGATTGGTATGCCTCAACCTGCTTGAGTCCATCGCTTTGCCAGAACGCTAGGTCTTCCCCGTCTGGACGAGCTATGGTCTTGCGACCGCTAGTCTTCCATTCTCCACTGGGAATCCCCGATTGTTCTTCGGCAACTCTAACAGATTCATTAAATATCTCAAGCCACTTCTCAGTTAAACTCATCATTATCCTTCGGAGTATAGTCGGGGTTATCCACAGGTGTGGGTGTTGTCATTGGGGAACCACACATAGCGCAGAAAGAATCAGTAAACCACATGACCAACTCGTAGTCAGAGAATACTGCTCGAACAATCTGTATGTTGGAGCCACAGTTAATACATTCATTACTGGGGATACCTCGCTGGTCAATTAAGTTTTTGTTGTTCTCTATAGAGCTCACGGTTTAACCACTCCAGCATTGAGTGGACTGCTGAGCC